TTTGTATACCTCTGTTTGCTAAAGCTAACATTATGTATGCACTAAAGATTCCTATCTCAATGTTTTCTGTTCTTGTTTGATCTCCGTGTGGATCATTAGTTCTTCCTTGTCCTTTGCCGTATCCGTCTAACTTGCCTCTATCAGATTCTGTTTCGTATCTTCGTTCAAGATCACCTACCCATCTGCTGTTAAAGCCTAGCAACCAAGGAGATAAAACCTGTGGATTGCCGTGGTCTTCTTCAATAGACATGTGAGCATTTCGTTGACATATTGTCATTATTTCTTTTGTAATTTCTAGATTGTCGTTTCTAAGTAATCTAACTTGGTATGGAAATTGTAAATTTTTACTTGGAATGTTTAGATATACTTCTTTAAGTGCATCTACAATTATTTCCTTATCTGGCACTCTATCTTGCCAGGCAAAGGTTGTATGTCTAGATTGTATTAGATCGAGCCAGTCCATTACTTAATCCTTAGATTAAGTTAGCCCATGCACCGTTTTCGTAACCTTGGAATTTATTAAGTGAAGTATTGTAAATGATCATTCCGTTAGCGGCTGTAAGTGCATCTCTTTCAGTAGTAGTTAAGTTACCCATTAACATTGATCCTGTCACTTTTACATCGCCTGCAACATGCAATCTTGCATCTGGTTCAGCGGCAATGTTACCACCTATACCAACTTTACCATTTTTGTATACTCTTAAATGATGATCAGTAGTTTGTACTCCTGCTGGTGTAGGAATCAATACGATTTGATTTTCTGTAGCACTTATTGTTTGTACTGTTGTCTTGGTTCCGTTATCATTTTTTACAAAAACCAATCTACCAATGGCATCTGTTAATCCAACTGTTCCTGTAGTAAATCTTTCATATACAACTCTTGATGCATCATCTGTTTTCTGCACATCAAGTTGATCCTGAATCTTCATAGGTTTTGTTGTACTGATTAAAGTACCACCAGCTTGTCTAGGTGAAATAGTGTTAGTTAAAACAACATCTGCTTTTGCATTAGTAACAGTTACATCTGTACCATTCAATGAACCATCAATAGCATCTACTAGTACAGTTGAATTATCTGAAAACACAGAACCAGTCAATCCACCCACAACGTATCCTGTGACGTTACCTACTACATCACCAACTACATTACCTGTATGTGAACCTACTGTATCACCGGTTAGGTTACCAACAATGCCACTTGAAGCAACCACAGTCGTTGTATTTACTGGACCTACAATTTGTCCGTTAATTGCATCTACTAAAAGTGTAGAGTCGTCACCATAGATATTACCCCTAATATCCAAGGCTGGATTATTTGATGCGGCCCATTGCGAACCATTATATACTAATATTTGATCTTTTTGTGCGGATAAAGCCTGGACGTTGCCCAAGTCTTCTAAGTTCTGTGTGGAAACTGAAACAGCAATACCGCCCTGTGTAGCACCGTCGCCTACGAATACTTCCTTGCTACCTGTATCATAAACAAGTTCTCCTTCAGCAGGGGTAAATGCGGCTCTGTCAACACTATTGCCACGTTTTATTTTTAGAGTTCCCATTTAATGCTCCTAATTCATTGTTACATGTATTTATGCCAAAAGCACAATCTCTACTTCTTCTTTTTAGATGGGTTTTTCATAAATGCACGGGTGCGTTTTTCTATATCTCGCTTCAGTTTTGCAGTGTTTAGCCTAAAATCTACATGTAAGATATCATTGCCATACTCTCCAAACAAGTCAGCAATAGTCTTGTCAAGATTCTCGCCTATTGTTCTCTTTGCATTACAGTCTATTTCCCAAACCCTACCCTTTTTGAATTCTATTCTTATAAAACTCAAATAATCAATAGGTAGAGTATGAATATCAATGTCTTTGAAAACTTCTGGCCAGTGGCTTACGATATCATCAGGAAGCCGCTTCGGCACTGGCTTTGCTTTTCTTTTTGGTAGGAACAAGTTCTTCTGCTTGTTCTCTTAGACTTTTAGCTTCTTTAAAAAGTCTATCTGCCTGTGATCTATAGCTTGCCGCTAAATCTTCATCAGACAAAACACCATTATCGGGTGCTTGTACTCTTGCCGCCTGTGCTTCAGCTTGAACGTTAGTAGTGCTTGGCATTTCGCTCACGGATCCAGCTTCCTGAATAGTTGTACCTTCAGGTAGTTCATTTGGATCTTTAAGAGCCAATCCTGCTATCGTTGTGCCTTTTTGTTCTGCAATGACTTTGTTTAATTCGTCTAAACCAATAATATAATTTGGTGTAGGCATCATTTCGACTTCTGGCATTGCAATCTTTTGTAATTTTCCTGTCGAGTGAAAATTAGCTAACATGTTAGAACCATCGGATAATGTAGTTCTAGCCATTACTTCCGCAAACTCAAATGCTTCTTGTCCTGCTGGGCTTTCAACAGTTTTAATAAGTGTATCATGATCTGCATCACTCAATGAAGCAGTATCTATTACTAGAGAGTTTGTTGGATTGTCTTCGCCTGGAATAACTCTATAAGCAACGATTACCTTACGTTGATTTTTTTTGAGTCTTCCTACGTGTTTAATTTCCGACATTACTTGTCTCCTTTAGACTCTTCACCTTTAGCTTCGTTGGCCTTTTTAGCTTCTTCTTCAGCCTTTTGAACCTGCTGTAGGAAAGTGTCTAGCTTGTTATATGTTTTACCAACGGCTTCCATTTCATTGGCTTTAAATGCTCCTCTTTGAGAAGCTACATCGATAATTGATCTAAGAACTCCTAGATCTTGTACAGTCAACTCAACTGGCTTCATTTCACCCGATGCAGGTGGAGTCGCAGTTGCTTGTGGTTGAGCTGGTGCTTTATTTTCTTCAGACATATTCATACTCCTTGTATATTATATATGTATATTATATTTACTTGTACTTTAAAAGTGGACACGCCAAAACGAAATATGAAAGCTCTTTTGGATCCTCAAATCCTACTCTTAGCACACTTTCTACTTTGTTTTCTTTTGTTAAACCCACTGTTTTACCTATGAAATACCGTTTCTTTAAATGGCTTTCTATCCATTTTGACATAGCTTTTTCCATGTTATATACTGATGGTAGGTCAATCACAGAGAGATGTTTTGGTTGAAATTTCAACCTTCTAATATCAAAAAAATCCTGTGGACTGATTTTTGTCCGTAAAGAATTCATATATTATGCCGCCTCTTCGTAATGTGCAGTTACTCCAAATGGTGCTTTCAAAGTTCTATCTCTATTACCATGTATCACAAATATAGTATCACAGTAATCTTCGTCTCCCCAGCTTTCCCAAGGATAACCGTCTGTAAACATTATAAACTTTTTAGGTTGTATGTCATGCTCTTTCATGTAAGCCCAGTTAGCCATGAAATCTGTTCCACCACCGCCTTTTACTTTGTAATCACTTATATCGTCTCCATCTGTGGATGTAAAATCCTGTTCGTTGTAAACCTTTGTATCGAAACACCAGATCTTCAAATTGTATTCTTTGAATTCATCCATAATACCTTTTACTTCAGAAAGGAATATTTTTGCTTGGTCATCACCAATTGATCCACTCATATCAATACCAATTGTAGCATCTATCTGTTGATCAAAATTCATTCCAGGTAATACTACTCCTGTATGCCAACCCTTTCTACTTGGTCGACTAAATGTATAATCATTTTTAATTGTAGCTTGAATCTGCTGTCTAAGAATGTCACGCCAATTCATTTTAGGTTCTGTAAGTTGCTTGATCATTCTTTCGATCTCACCTGGAACATTACCTGCTCCAGCGGCCTGTGCCGCAGACATCATGTTTTCTTTTATCTGATCTCTAATCTTTTTCAATTGATCTTTTGTATACGTAGGTCTCTGACCTTTACCTTTTTTAGATTTTTTATTCTTACCGTCTTTGGGTTGTTTCTCCCAATCAACGTGTTCATCTAATAATTGCCCTAATTGTTTTAATTCTTCTTCATCATATTTTTTATGTATATCATCGTATACTTCTTCTGATGACCAACCGTCATATTTGAAGTTTTGGAATATAGGAATCATTTTTACAGGATCCCCAATTTTATCTCTAACCAAAGTATTGTTTACAATATAGTCACAAGCAATATTGTATATCTGTGGATCTCTATCTTCACGTCTAATAATGTGATCAAATACACAATGTAAAATTTCATGTGCAATAACAAACTCTATTTCTTTGTTTGATAATGCATTAAAAAATTGTGTATTGTAATACAAGTTTTTACCATCAGTAGCCGCCGTTGGACACCAATCATCACAATGTTCAACTTTCATTCTAGTTGCCATATTGCCAAAAAATGGATGTCTTAGTAGCAAACCTACTCTTGCAACAATGATCCTATCAGTTACATCGGCTCTCATTTTAATCAGTTCGTCTTGTGTAAGATCTTTTGGTTGAAAACCTTTAGTATCAATTGTCATAGTTGCCTCCTATCAGTGCCTTATTATGTATTTACTATACAACATTTTTGTGTATTTGTCAAGTAAAAAGGACAGTTTTGGTAAAGAAGACTGTCCAAACTCCTAGTGCCTTTAGGCACTCTGTGCGGCTGTAATGTACTTGCCAAAGCGATTATGGAACTCATCAAAACACGCAACCTCATCTGGGTCAATTGGTAGAGAGTATTGAGTGAGGGCTAACTTTATACCCATGACTACCAATTCTGTGTCGAAGTTGTCCATAGCAAACTGTAGGAAGTTATTAACTTTATCGTCAAACTTCTTATCGTTTTTATCACATGCTTCTTTTAGTTCATAGCATAGCGAGACCGTTAAGGAATACATGGCACTGATTTCTTTGGTCTCAATATCCTTCACCTTGCCATTTAGAATGTCAACTGGATCAGGAAGTTTTGAAGCAACCTTACGATGCGCCATGAACTTTACGGCAAGTCCTTCGCCGACTGCACCACTTACCAAGTCGGTAGTGGTATTCTCATCATCATCGTCTTCGAGTAACTCGGAAACAAATGACCAAGAACGCGGTGTTGCAAAAGAACGACTAGGACTCTTAGGATCAAAGTCATACAAGTCTTTCTTCGCAAATGTCAAATAACCTACAACATCAGGATGAATCTGATTGTCGGCCGCCCAATGCAACCAATCATCAAAATCAACTGATATTTCTAAGTGTACAAATCTATTAGCCAACGGAGCAGGCATTCTATATGTAACACCTTTGTCAGCTTCTCTATTACCTGCGGCAACAATAACAACGTTGTTTGGCAAATGATATGTACCAACACGTCTATTTAGAATAAGTTGATAAGCCGCGGCTTGTACTGCCGGAGGAGCAGAATTCATTTCATCCATAAACAGAATGATTATATCATGCTTCTTTGCAGTAGCTTCATCTGGTAATTCGGCAGGTGGTGCCCATACCATTGTATTTTGATTACTATCAAAGTATGGGATACCTTTGATGTCTGTTGGTTCCCAAAGTGAAAGTCTAATGTCGATTACAAGTGATTTCTTGTATTCTGAACCAATTTGTTGAACTACTTCAGACTTACCTACGCCTGGAGGTCCCCAAATAAAAATTGGTCTTTTCTTTTTGAATGCCCTACGAATGCTTCGTTTCGCCCCATTTGGTGAAACTGTTCTAAGTGCGATGTTTTCCATGTTGTACTCCTTTTTCTAAGTCAGTGCCTATTTTCTAACTATGTATACAGTATAGCATCACTTAGATAAAAGTCAACCTCTTTTTTACCAAAATATTATTTTTTTTGACGTTCTATTGCTTTTACTAATCCATATTTTCTTAGATCACCTGAAAAAAGATGCAGTTCCATTGACTTCTTTTCGTCCGTTACATGTATACTTCTTGGAGTCAAATAATACGGACAATTAATAAATTGATCCAAAAATATGACAGTTTGGGTTGTCATTTTTAGATCTTTTGGAAATGGAATTTCATAAAATTGTAGAGTCAATTTTTCTATGCAGAAATCATATCCGTCATCAGTAAGACGTAATCCGCCTTCATTTTTGTCACGAGTATTTTGCCACCATAATGGCAAATACTCTTTTATTGATGCTTCGCTAATTGCTATGTTGGCTGATTTAAGGAAGATCTTTGTATATGTTTCTTTCCAGTTCATTCATCGGTTACCGTTTCACCTTGTGTCAATTTATATACTTCAAAATCTTTTGAATTGAATAAGTCGTTCAATTTCTTTGCAAGATTATGAGCATGTCCCGGATTTGAAAAAGAAACTTTTTTATATTTAGGTCCTGGATAGTTTGTAATTGCATTTGATGTTTTCAAATTAAAAGGAGCACCCTGATAAAACACTGCCCAAATGGCTTCTGCCTTTAAGACTTGTTCGCACTTATAAGATGCCTTGTCTACATTTTCTAATAGGACTGTCGGTTTTGGTCTACTCATATGTGTAATCCTCTTTATAAACTACACATATATTTATCTCTTTTTAAGAGTTATGTTGGTGTTTTACTTCCAACCTGTTCCACCGTCCATGGTTACAGTAACAACCTCATCAGCACTAGACTTGTTATCTATTATTAATTGTTCTAGTCTATTTGCTTGGTTTGCCATGACTGTGGATAAAGCGAATACCAATGCTTTAGCTTGTTGAGTTGGTATTCTTATTTCTTTGTGATTACCTGCATCAGCAGTTTTAACCTGTTGTATAAACTGTTGTATAGGAATAGTATTAATTGCTTCTTTTGTTTGCATTTGATAACTCCTGTCGCATAGTAAATTCAGTTTTAAAAGGTCCGTTGTAAGGATACTTTTCTAAAGTTACTAATTTAGGACAAAAACTTCTTACCCAGCCCTTATCAAATTTTATAATATAATAACCTGCACAATATAAACTTTTACTTTTTTTACTCTTTGTAAACAAAGGTAATTTCTTTTGTACATTATACATTACATTATATGGGTTAGTGGATGTATTGAATCCGTGTATTTCTTTGTGTTTAGAATCATCAGAAATTCTTGTTTTATCCCAACTTACTCCACCTAAGAAAGTATTGAAAGATTTTGTATCATTAAAATATTCTGTGCCTGTTGCACAACTATACATGTATCTTTTGTCTTCTTGCTTAGATAAAGTGCCTATTCTTTCACCATCTGATTCGATGATCCAGAACTTATTTTTTAATATAGGTTTTGCCTTTATCATACTGCCTCCTTTAAACGTACTTTGCATTTAACGCCTCCGCATAAGTTTGTACATTGTCTGCTATTCTTTGCATATCGTGTTTTGCACAGAATTTCATTAGATGTAATCCAACCTGTGATACCTTTTTAGGTTCCATAGAATCTTCTACTACATCATTAATAATGGATCTAATATTACCAGGTTGTGCTTTCAAATCACAAAGCACTACATTTCTGTTGTAATCATCAAGAACTCTATGTTCATTACCTTCATGATCAATCCAACGTTGCAACATCATATTATTCCAATTGAATCCTTTTTTATCTTTATCTGCAAATGCTTCTATCAAGCCTACTTTATTTCGTGTGCCTTTAGTTCTTACACCTGGATATGCACTAAACACATTGTCTGATGTATCACCTCGCATACATTTTTCAAACAACATAAATTCAGGATTAGGTGCTTGTTTAGGTTTGCCTGTTTTTTTATCTATAATAGGTTGTTTCTTTTTATCATCAAAGTAGCCTTCATGTGTAATAATTGTGTTACTTACACCATTGTATTGTCTTACGTTAGGAGAAATTAATTGTGCAAAATCTCCATCTGTTGATATGATGACATGTTTATCATTTGGGTGTGCTTGTATCCAACCTGCAATAAGATCATCTGCTTCTAAGTCTGGATGATGTAGGACACTACAGTTTGTTTTATTTGTAACAAACTCTTTCCACTCATCAAACATTTCCCAGAATACTTTATCTTCTTCTTGTTGTGATGCAGTCTGTGCCGCACGAGCATCACTTCTATTTCTCTTGTAAGGCTCATAATAGTCCTTACGCCAACTACGTCCTTCTAAGCAAAATACTACATGAGCACCTTCAAAGTCCTGCCAAGCCTTACGAATACTACCTAGTGTAATATGAAAAGCCATACCAATTTTTGTATCAAGATCTCCACGTACTACATGTCTTGCACGGAAAAATGTATTTGCAGTGTCTACAAGTATATAAGTCATATTATTACTATACAATCTTTTATTGTGTTTGTCAAGAAACTTTTGTTTTATCTTCATCTATTTTGGTTGTATCTATAAATCCTGCACCTCTTTCAGGATCTAATCCTTCATCTTCAAGTATTTGCCTTGCAATAGTTTTGAACCATCCGTCAACAACTTCCTCAGCAGTTTCTCCTTTGTATCCTGCATCCATTAGTTTTTCTACAAACTCATTGTTCCAATCGAGCTCAAAGAATCCATTTCTTATGTTTTCAGGATTAACTTTTGTGTCCAAAACACCTACCCAAGGTTCACCTTTCTTAGTAGCTTGTTCTTTTTCTTTTGCTAGGACTTTTCTTCTTTCTTCTTCAACAGTCATTTTTTTCTTCTTCGGTTCCATGATCTTTGGCTTTACTCCTAAAGTCTCCTTTATCTTTTCCCAGTTCATATCTTTCCTTTCTTATGTTCCAATGGCATTACCGAACAAGTAAACATGCACTCTTGCCGCTACATT